TGCCCAGCGTTCTAGTATAGGTCCATATTCGTCCCAACTTTGCCACCCGGCAAATTTATAATTGTTGTAGCGATTACAGCCGTTGCAGGTCAAGTTACAAACGTTTGTAACATAAAATTCCAGTTTATCAATTAAGATGCGTTGTGTCATGTTTCTTTCTGTAGTCTTCAACCGCGGCCTTGATAGCGTCTTCTGCAAGAATACTACAGTGTATTTTTACAGGAGGCAGTGCTAGTTCTTCAGCAATTTCAGAGTTTTTAATTTGTGAAGCATTATCTAATGTCATGCCTTTGACCATTTCAGTAATCAAGGAACTTGATGCAATAGCTGACCCGCAGCCATATGTTTTAAATTTTGCATCTGTAATTATTCCATCTACCACTTTGATCTGCAATTTCATTACATCGCCGCATGCAGGAGCACCTACCATGCCTGTGCCAATGTCTGTATCGTCCTTGGAGAAGGAACCTACGTTACGTGGGTTTTCGTAGTGATCTACAACTTTTTCTGAGTATGCCATATTATTGTGTACAAGTTCTTTCTCGGTATGTTCTACCATCCGGTGTTTGGATTTCTTTCCAAGGTGTGCATGATTCTTGTTGTTGCACAATTACGGGTTGTCGTTGAACAATCACAGTTTCTGCTTGCGCAGGGCGATTGGCAATTGCCGCACCCACTACACCGCCAATGATAAGTGGTGCAACCCAGTTGCCGCCGCCGTAGTACACAGGGGGTCCTGGGTGTCTGTAACCGTGATGTTGCCAATGCTGTGCCAAGGCAGGAACGGCAGCTGCCGCCAAAATGAGTGTGATTAAGATCTTTTTCATCGCGATCTCCTTTAAGTTATTATACTATATATAACGCCTGCCGTCAATCAAATGTTGACAGTTTTGATTAAACGCCGCGAGATTTATTCATTGCCGATTTGGCAGCATTGGCCACTATGTCTTGTGCTTTGTTCACGGGCATTGCGGCAGGGGCTTCTGGTTCTCCAGCACCTTTGAATATGATTTCTTGTGATTCTGGGGTCATGGGTTCTAGCACTCCACTAAGTGGAGGTTGACCTACAATTTCTTCAATGTTGTCTTCAGTGACATTGATGTTCAGACTTTGTGCAAGACTGATAAATGCACCTCGAGAAATTTGTTTTTGTGCGCCTTCGTCTTCGGCACGTCCGGCAAGAAAGTTGACCAGCCCTAACAGTTCGTCGGGGCTGGGTGTTGTGGATTCTGTTATGAATTCACGGAATCGCATTATCTACGTGCTCTGCCTAGGGCAGGGCCGCCTGCGGCTGCTTCTGGATCAGCAGGCATCTCGGGTGGCATTTCTCCGCCCAGGTCAGGAGCAGGAGGCGCCATGCCGGCAGCTGGATCAACTGCACCCGGGGCTGGACTGGCCATGCCAGCGTCAGGAGCAGGTGCTTGACCTGTTACCACGCCCAGTGCTTGGTCCAAGGCAGCTTTGGCACCTTGTAAGTTTTGTACTAGGCCGGCAAGAGCGGCTGTGGCATCTGTGTTGAATCGTGTGGCCTGATCAATACCCACTTGGTTCTTGATAGAGTCAACTAGAGCTGGTAATTCTTTGAACTGCAACTCAGTTACATCTTCTAACATGCCTTGCATTTTGTCAACCATATCTTGTGCGGCCAACACAACCTGAGCTTGTTGTACTTCGCTTTCGTTCAGTCGAGTCATTACGCGACGCAAACGACTTTCGGCCTGCATCATGGCAGCACCAGCTACTAGCTTTTGCTCTTCAGGATTTAACACCTGACCAGCAGTGCTTTTCTTTAATGCGGCAGCCAATTTAGGATCTTTCACTTGCACAGTACTTGGTTGTGCAGGTTTAGCACCTGGTGCGGCACCTACTCCAGCTGTTGGGGCAACAGGAATAGCTTCTTCGGCCATACGTGTGGTCAATGCCTGTTCCATCATTACCAATTTAAGGTAACCAGGATTTTGTTGACTTTGATATCTAGCAGACCCTGAACGATGTTCATGTAGCAGACCTTGCACACGGTGCAACAGGTGTTGAGTCTGTCGCGGTGTTAAACGGTCAAACTCAATGTTAGAGCCAAAGTAACTTTCGAAAACTTTAGCGATTTGTTTTGTTGGCGACGGGGCGGCCAGTTCTTGCAGTTTCATTTGAGAATCCTCTAATTTGCATATATTTAGCCGAAATTAAACATTTCTCTAATTCGGCATCAACTGCTTCCATGTGATCAATCTTGCGTTGAAGTTTGATGGAAACACCTTCGTAAAAATCTTCGTGCTTGCTACGGTCTGCGAGTGTCTGGCGGCAGTGTATATCCGCCGCTAGACTATGTTTTTTGGTGTCTAGCGTGTGTATTACTCGTGCCAGTGTGAGTTGGTTGTGTTGATCTGCAATACACCAACTGATTGCACTGCGCTTGCTACCAAATGTTATAGAATCTTGATTTTTAATATTGACTACAAACTTGTAATTGGTAGGAACAATATTGTATTTTCCAAAAGCCAAAATGCCGCCACGGCCATCACTCACGATCAACTTATCAGTTAGATTGAGTATTTCTTTTGCGGCAAATGCTTCTAGCTTGTGTTGTTTGTTCATTTGAGTATGTAATGTGACACTAGCCACCCAATGGTTCCCAGCAGTACACCAATAACACCTGCTCCCCAACTGATCAATTGATCATTACGCTTGGCAGCCATTATTTGCATCATGCTATGCACTTCATTAATGGTGGTTTTTAAACTGTCAACATTGGACTCAAGAGTCTCTAATTTAAGTTCTAGCAATTTATATCGCTCGGCACATAATTCAACATGCGCTTCAAGACTCTTTTTCTCAATATCAGTTGTGTCCATTATAGGCTCCCATCATTTATTTATGGGTTCAAACCAAATGTTCTGATTTGCGCCTTGTGTTACTAACACTGCTTGCTCAGTTAACTTTTCTGTTAATCCTGTGAGCATGGGCACGCCTGCACACTCATTTACCAAGCCAGTCAAGTCGCCGGCATGCCCGGTAGTGCTGTACACTTCTCCGTGTTCAACTTCAAATTCAAATTGCCAGGTGCCCGAATCGCTGCCATGTGGGACCACATCTATTGGTTGTGTACGCAAGCTGATCAATTGATTTAGAGTTTCCCAGTTGCGCTGTTGATTCCTGGCAAATGTCCAGTCGTGTTGATTTTTAATTGTGTTGCCAGCGCCATCCGTAAATGGTATCTGGCTGGGTCTAAAATGACCAGTGATGCCAGTGGCCGAGCAATCAAAAAAAGTTCTACAGAGTATTCGCATTATAGGAGTATTTAACGGCCAACAAAAAGCCCGGGATATTTCTAAGCCGGGCTTGTTGTTTAATCAGCAAGTGATTAGGTTGATAGCTTGAAGCCAACGCTGGTAGCACTGTCCAACTGATAGCCAGTGTAAGTGATGTTGGCAGCGGCCAAGAAGGTAGCGGCGCTAGTGTTAGTTGTAGCATTAGCGAAAGCACCTGTTGGGTAAGTAGCGAAACTCAATACTGTACCATCAACTTGATACATTGCAACTGTAGCAGTTTGTTGGATAGCTTGAATAACGTTTCCAACGTACTCTTGCACACCTTGTTGTGAAACAACAGTGGTGTTAGCAACAGCGCGGAAGAAGTCTAACTTAGGACCAGCTAGGTTAACTGGTGTAGCGGCTGTAGAAGCTGATGGGCTTACTGGGCCGTTCAGTACGTCGATTGCGAATACCGGTTGGGAATCGCCATTTACGGGTGTTAAATATGCCATGATAAATTTCCTTTAAGTTTGTGGTCTCGGAGGACCTGCTTTTATTTAGTCAATTTGGAAAAATCACGTGGCTTGAGGGTTATTTCTCTGTCGATTTTGAGCGGCAAACGCATTGGGATCAAAGCGATTCACAGCTTTTGCATAGCCTGCAGGGGTGGCCATAACCCAACCTTCTTGGCCTGGGTGCTCTAGATCTGCTTGTTTTAGAATGTCCATCTTTAGATCGTGTAGCATCAAGAACGCAGTAAAGGCAGCGGCCAGCGCAGGGGTATTGCTACTGGGGCTTTCCAGATACTCCACAATGTTGCGGAACTTGCTGGGTGTTACTCGGCTTTGCAACCAGTGGCCAAACTCGGGCAATAGT